CCACCACGCGCATTTCCGCAAAATTGAAGAAATGGGACAGGAGGGCACAAAATGAGAGGCCGCAAGCCACTCCCCGCCGCCGTTCGCCGGCTCGCCGGCAACCCCGGCAAGCGAAAGATCACCGAGGGCGTCGTCGTCCCGGCCGGCCAGCCGATCCCGCCGTGGACGCTGACCAAAGAGGCCAAGCGGGAGTGGGTTCGCCTCTGCTCGGCCTTGGCGCCGGCCGGCGTCCTCACGAATCTCGACGCCGACGCCCTCGCGCTTTGGGCCGAGACCATCGCCCGATACCTGCAAGCCTCGAAGGATCTCGCCCGTCACGGCTCTCTCATCACCGGCCCCAACGGCATCCCGGTCGTCAATCCGGCCCAAGCGATCATCCGGCAATGCCTAGCGACGATGCAGCGTTACCAAACCGAGTTTGGCGCTACGCCATCGGCGCGGATGCGCGTCAAAGGCAACCAAGCCGCCGCCCCGACCGATCCCTTCGACGCCTTCCTTGCCGACAAGCCGGCCATTGACGCATGAAGCCCAACGCGACGACGCAACGCTGGATCAAATCGGCCGCCGACGAGAAGGCCGCCGCGGACGGCTATTACTTCGACCAAAAGGCCGCCGATCACGTCGTCACCTTCTTTTCCAAGTTTCTCCGGCACTCAAAAGGCCAATGGGCCGGCAAGCCCTTCGCCCTCCTCGATTGGCAGCGCGACGAAGTTGTCGCGCCGATGTTTGGCTGGAAACGGCCCGACGGCCGCCGGCGCTTCCGCGAGGCCTTCATTGCGATCCCCAAGAAGAACGGCAAGAGCACGCTATGCGGCGGCCTCTCGCTCTACTTCCTGACGGCCGACAACGAGCCCGGGGCCGAGGTTTACGGCGCCGGCTCCGACCGCGAGCAAGCCGGCATCGTTTACCGTGAGGCCGCGGCCATGACCAAGGCCGCGCCGGCGCTCGCCGAGCGGCTCATGCTCGTCGAGTCGCGCAAGCGCATCACCTCGCCGATCACCGGCAGCTTCTACCAAGTCCTCAGCGCCGACGCCTTTCGCGCCGAGGGCATCAACGCGCACGCCACGATTTTTGACGAGCTCCACGCCCAGCCCGACCGCCGCCTCTATGACGCCCTCCGCTATGCTGGCGCCGCTCGTCGCCAGCCTTTTCTGATCCAGATCACGACCGCGGGCAAAGACCGCGACTCGATTTGCGGCGATCGATGGGACTACGCCGCGCGCGTTGCGGCCGGCACGGTCGAGGATCTGGCCTTTTTCCCCTACCTCCGCGCCGCATCGACGGCCGACGATTGGCTCGATCCGAAGACGTGGGCCAAGGCCAATCCGTCGCTCGGAGTGACCATCGACATCGACGACTTCGCCCGCGACGTGCAGGCCGCCCGCATCTCGCCAGGCGACGAGGCCAGTTTTCGCCGCTACCGGCTCAACCAATGGCTCGAAGCCGCCGACGAGGCATGGATCTCTCCGGACCGATGGGACGCGGGCAAGACGCCATTCGAGCCCGACGCGCTCGATGGCCGCGAAGTTTGGATCGGGCTCGACTTGGCGCGCGGAGGCGGCGACTGGACCTCCGTCTGCTTTGCCACCCGCACCGAGGCTGGCAAGGTCCGCGCCATCTGGCGGCACTACTATCCGCAGGCGAAATTCGAGGAAAGGGCCCGCGAAGGTCGCATCCCGATCGACGCCTGGCGCCGCGCCGGCTGGATCACCATCACTCCCGGCAACGTCACCGACTTTGCCCTCGTCGAGGCCGACATCGCAGAATTTGCGAAGCGCGCGAAAGTGCAGTCGCTCAACTACGACCCCGCCGCCGCCGCGGAACTGGCACAGCGTCTCCAAGACGACCACGCCATCCCGCTCATGCAGGTTCCCCAGACGCTCGTGCACCTCAACGGCCCGACCCTCGACCTCGAGCGACTGCTCGAATCCAACCAGCTCGAGCACAACGGCGACCCCGTGGCCGCATGGATGGCGACCAACGCCGTCAAAGTCGTCTCCCACGCGAACGACCTCTGCAAAATTTCCAAGCCGCGCCTTGGCCGTGACAAGAACATCGACGGCCTCGCGGCGCTCATCTTCGCGCTCAAAAACATCGCCGCGGAGGCGCCCGCCTCTCCCGGCATCCTCTTCGCATAAAATGACCGTCGAAAAATACCTTCCTCCGAAAGAGCTCGCCGCCGCGCTTGAGCATCAGCACGGCCTCGCCATTTCTCCCGACTACGTTCGCGCCGTTCGCCGCGAAGCCTCACGCCGAGGGCATCGGCTTTTTGTCGCCGGTATGGGGCGCCCCGCCGAGGTTTTCGCATGGCTCCAAGACAACCCAACCTTCCGCGTGAAGCCGCGCAGCAATGCCGGCTGCGCCGCCGCCTGACGTTCGCACGCCGAACGCGGACGTGAGCCGCGACGGGGCGTAGCCCCGGCGTTGGCTCTGCGGACTGGTTAGATGCCCGTGGAATCGGCCCCCGAAAATGTAACGATAAATAGCTTGAAGTGAACTAGGCGTGACGCCTACTATATGCCACGATGAAAACACCGATTTCGATTCGCTTCCCGATGACTAAGGAAAAGACGGGCAACCGTCGCGGCCCCCGCTTCCGCCGCGTGCCAGATAAGTCCGCACTCAACGGCGCTGCCCGATGCGCCGCTGGCATGGTGGCCTGCGCCATTCTCAAGCGTGACAGCTCGCTCCGCATAGACGCATGGCACAAAGACCCGAGCGCCGCGCAGGTGATCGACCGTGCTGCCATGCGGTCCCATGCTCTATGGGCGCGCCTCTTTGCGGGCCAGATCGCGGATAACGACCCTCGCCTCGCCGCTGCTCAAGCGCGCCACACTGAACTTGTCCGCGCCTACTGCGGCAACAGCTTGGCCGCATGACCCCCGCCACCTATCAAGCCGCCCGCAAACGCATCGGCACACAAACCGAGGTCGCCGCGATGCTAGATCTAGACCCACAGACAATCTCCCGCCGCGAGCGCGGCGAACTCCCGATCACTCGCGAGGCCGCGCTAGCCATTGACGCGCTTAAAGCGCGCACCAAACGCCCCGCCCGTGGCAAACGCCCCGCAATGCGGGCATCTAACCCCAAACTGACCGGCCCGAAGGGTTCGGTCTCTAGCGCATGGTTCGGCCGCCTGACTTAATCCGTCCGCGTTTGTCCGCATTTGTCCGCATCCCTCCGCGTTTGAACGACGGCTCAAGTTGAGCGCGTAGCGCACGCCATCCCACAAGGGAGCGTGCCCAATTGGTCCCAATCCCGAGACCTCCTATCCGAGGACAACGCGCGAACCGCTCGCGCGCTCGCGTCTGGACCTCGCGAGAAGCGCGCCACATCGACGTTGACGGAGCCGGCCGAGTGGCTTCTTCAGGTCTTCGGCACGCAGAGCAAAGCCGGCGCCCTCGTCAACGAGAACAGCGCGCTCACCGTCGCGACCTTCGGCGCGTGCGTCCAGATCCTCGGCAACGCTCTGGCGACTCCTCCGCTCCGCCTCATGCGTCGCACGACGCGCGGCGCCGAGCCCGCCAAGGATCATCCGCTTTTCTTCCTCGTCGGCCATGAGCCCAACGGCCGCGATTCCTCGTTTCGCTGGCGTAGCTTTTCGGCGACCTGCCTTTGCCTCGGCGGCAACTCCTACACCCAGATCGCGCGCAACAATTACTTCGAAGTCGAGGCGCTCTTGCCGATGCTGCCGGTCAAGACGCAGGTCAAGGTTCGCCAAGGTAACGACCTGACCGGCGATTTCTTCTACGCCTATAAAGGCCAGGCCCTCGATCCTCACGAGGTTCTCCATATCCGCGGCCTAAGCACCGACGGATTCTTCGGCATCTCTCCGATCCGCGCTCTCCGCGAGTCGCTCGGCCTCGCGCTCACGATGCAGGAATTTACGGCGCGCACGTTCAACAACGGCAACCGCCAGCCTGGCGTCCTCAAAGGCCCCGCGCAGATGAACACGGAGAAGGCCAAGGAGTTTCTCCAAGTTTGGCACTCAACCTACGGCGGCGCGCAAAACGCCGGCAAGACTCCGTTCCTTTACGGCGGCGTCGAATGGCAAAACGCCGGCTTCACCAACGAGGACGCGCAGCTCCTCCTCTCGCGCTCCTACGAGCGCAGCGAGATCGCCGGTTGGTTCCGCATCCCCGAGGTTCTCCTCGGCAACACCGAGAAAACGAGCTCATGGGGCACCGGCATCCAACAGCTTATGCTCGGCTTCGTGAACCTCACGCTCAAGCCGTGGGCGCGCAACTGGGAGCAGGAACTCGACCGCTCCCTCCTCACGAAACAGGAGAAGCTCGACGGCTATCATTTTCGCTTCGACTTCTCCGAGCTCCTCGCCGGCACGCCCAACGACCAAGCCAGCTTTTTCAAGACGCTTTTTGAGGCTGGCTCCGCGACGAGCAACGAAATCCGCCACGCCTTCGGCTACCTCGAGCTCCCCGACGGGCCGGCCAATCTCCGCTACGTCCCCGCCAATTTGCAGCCCGACAGCGCCGCCGCGCAATCCGCGCTCGCTGGCGCCGCCTCTGATCCCACCGCCGGCACCAAGGAGAACGAAACATGAAAACCCGCGAACTACGCGCACGCCAAGGCGGCATCGAGCTCCGCCAAATCACCGACAAGGAAAAATCCGCCGGCTACATCGGCGCGCTCGTCGGTGAAATTCCTTTCGAGTCCGACTCCCACGAGCTGCGCGACCGTTCGCTCAACAAGGGCCAGCCGTTCATCGAGCGCCTGGCGCCTGACGCCTTCAAGCGTTCGCTCGAAGAGGACCGCGACCAGATGGGATTTGCCGGCCACACCGACGACCCTCTGGCAGCCTTTGCCCGCGTCGGTGAAAACCTGACGATCGCCATGGGCGACCGCGGCCTCTCGTGGCGCGCGCTGATCCCTGACACCCAAGCCGGCCGTGACATGGTAACGCTCGCCGAAAAAAAAATCATCCGAGGCACGTCGTTCGAGTTTAACATCAACGCCGGCGGCGACACATGGGAGAAGCGCGACGGCAAAGACGTCCGCACGATCACGAGCGCGCGCCTGTTCACGGTCAACCCCGTCGCCTTTCCGGCCTATCCCGGCTCCGAGCTCACGGCCGAGCGTTCGCTCGTCCGCAAGGCCAAGCGTCGCGGCTACTACCTCCCCGACGACGACGACTACACCTACGGCGACGCGACGATCACTTGCGACACCGCCTTTGCGCTCGCGTCGCTACAGCTTGAACTCACCGAGCTCGAGGAGTGCCTCGAATATCTCCGATGCTCCGGCGCCACCGGCGGCAAGCTCGCCGATTTCGCCCGCGCCGAAGTCACCGAGAGCACCGCGGCCGTTAAACTTTTGGTCGATTTCATCGCCGCCAACGGCGCCGAGATCAATCAGACGCCCGCGGGCGTTTCCGTCATGGATCGCGCCAACGCCAAAATCACCGAGGCGCGCGCTGCCATCACTTCCACTTCCGATAACGCCGACAAAAGGGAGCGGCGCCGTCGGCCTTTGTCTGTCCCTCCCGTATCACCCACGCCCTAACGGGCAAACCCGACCAAACACATGAACGCTCAAAAAATCAAAGAGCTCAACGAAAAGCGGGGCGCGGCCTACAAGGATCTCGTCGCCCTTTCTGACAAGACCAGCCTCACGGCTGACGAAACCACCCGCTATAACGGCCTCGAGGCCGAGATTCGCGGCATCGACGAGGCACTCGTCCGCAACGCCAAGGCCATGGCCCTCGCTCGTCCCGAGCCGGTCCTCTCCTCTGGCGAAGAGCGCGACGTGAATCGCTTCAACATCGGCGAAGCTCTCCGCTCGCTGATCGCCAACAAGCCGCTCTCCGGCATCGAGCGCGAGCTCGTTGACGAGGGCCAGAAGGAAGCCCGCGCCGCCGGCATCTTATCGAGCTCCGGCCTGACCCTCCCGCGTATGCTCGTTCGCCGCGGCAACGAAGCCCGCGCGGCCATGAGCGCGACCGGCACGACCTCCGTGACGCTCGACCAAGGCGGTATGGCCATCGCCACCAACAAGCAGGGCCTCCTCGATGACTTCTACAACGCATCGATCCTCCGCCAGAACGGCGCGACGGTCCTCGAAGGCCTTGTCGGAAACCTCGACATCCCCCGCCTGCTCAAGGCCACCGATCCGGCGAAGAAGGCGGAAAACGCCAGCGCCGACGCTGCCAACCCGACGACCTCGATGCTGTCCCTCGTCCCGAAGCGCCTTCCGGCCTACGTGGACATCGGCGAGCAGCTCTTGAACCAGAGCTCCAGCGCCATCGAGACCGTCATCCGCCGCAACCTGACGGCCCAGCTCTCCGCCATCCAAGAGAAGGCCTTTTTCCACGGCGGCGGCACCAATGAGGCCAACGGCATCGCCGGCACCTCTGGCATCGGCTCGGTCGTCGGCGGCACCAACGGCCTCGCGCCGACTTGGACGCAGATCGTCAGCCTCGAGTCGAAGGTGGACCAGGCGAACGCCCTCCTCGGCGTGCCGCGCTATTTCATCAACGGCAAGACCAAGGCGCAGCTCAAGACCACCCTCAAGAACAGCGCCACCGGCACCGACTCGAACTACATCATCTCGGACATGAACCCCGGGATCTTCAACGGCTACAACTACGCCTACACCAACGCCATCAGCTCCACGCTGACCAAGGGCACGTCCTCCGGCGTCTGCTCCGCGATCTTCTTCGGCAATCCTGCCGACTACTGGATCGGCTACTGGGGCGGCCTGACCCTCGAGATCCTGCGCGACTCGAGCAACGCGATCACCGGCCAATACCGGCTCGCCGCGGCGGTTTACTACGACGGCGGCGTCGTCCGCGCTCAGTCCTGGTCCGCGATGTTGGACGCTCTGACGCCCAACGCCTAATCGCGATCGGCGACTTCGCCACGCCTTCGCCTGGATAGCCAGGCGAGGGCTCACGAAGTCTCTGTCCCATGAAACTCATCTCCTCATCCGACATTTTCGTCAGCGGCGCCCCGATTGCGGCCGGCGTGCCTTTCGACGCGACCGATCGGCAGGCCGTCGATCTGGCTTGGTGCACACGCCCCGCGACCGCGGAAGAAATCGCGGCGGCGGAAAACAACGACGCCACGACGGCGGCCAACGAAGCCGCCGACCGCCGCAACTCCGGCACCGCCGCACTTTCAACCGAGGACCGCGAGGCGGCCTCGATCTCCCGGGCAACGAAATCCAAGGCGAAGGCCTCGAAGTAATTTCCCCCCGTGAACCTCAACACCATCTTCCGCGGTCCTGCTACAATCGACCCGCCGCGCCTGACGCTCGTCACGGCGCCGGCCGTCGAGCCGTGGACGAGCACGGATGCAGAGGTTCAACAGGCGCTCCGTCTGGATAGCGATGCTGACAGCAATTACGTCAATCTCGTCCTCAAAGCCGCGCGCCGCTACTTCGAGCAAGTCACCGGCCTCTGCCTCATCACGCAGACGTGGAAAGTCTCCAACGACGACATCCCCGTCCGTCAAGGGCAGTTCGGCCTTGAGTATGGTCTCGCGCCATCGATGTCGCGCTTTACCGGAGCCGCCGCCGGCCGCGAGATTCGTTTCGCCCGCGCCCCGTTGCAGAGCGTCGATTCCTTCATCTACCTCGACGAGACCGGCACGTCGCAGACGTTTGCGCCGAGTAACTACACCGTGGGCAGCGTCGGCGTCGAAACGACTTTTGGCCGGCTCTGGCTCAATCAAGACGCCTCTTGGCCATCAACCGGCTCATTCCCCGGCTCGATCCAAATCACGTTTACGGCCGGTTTTGGCGCCGCCGCGTCGTCTATCCCAGACGACATCCGCTTGGCCCTGCTTTACATCGCGGCGCATTGGTATGAGCACCGCCTACCCGTCACCGGAGACGGCGTTTCCGCGCTGCCTCACCACCTCGACGCCCTGATCGCGTCGCACCGGATCGCGTTCATCGCCTGACCATGGCCCTGCAATTCAACAAGACCGCTCGCCGACAGGCTTTCTCCTCCGATCCCGGCAGGCTTGACCGGCGTGTCACGATCCAATACTCCGTGCCGTCGCGCGATGCGTCGGGCGGAGCGGTCCTCGATTGGTATGATGCGGCGACCGTTTGGGCCTCGCTCTCATTTCTTAGCGGCAACCGCCTTTACGCCGCGGAAGAGAAGAGCTTCGAGGCAATGGCGACTTATCGGATCCGCCACCGGAGCGACGTGCAAACCGGGATGCGACTTATCCATGGCGACGACGTTTTCGAGATCGTCGCCGTCGATCAATTGGGTCGCCGCCACTTCCTCGAAATGACTTGCCGAGCGATCAACCAAAGCACCGGCGACAATCGAGACGACCTCAACCTCGGCGATGGCGTCACGTTCCTAGATCTCGGCGACGGCCGGACAACTTTAACCCGCGGAGGAGCGATCGCAGCATGAGCGAAAACCTGTCACAGCAAACAGCGATCACCGGAGCCGCCACGGCCCGCGCCGATCTCTTTTACACTTGGAACGTCGCGGCCTCTGGCAAAGCGCGCTCCAAGAAAATCACCCGCGACGAGACGCTCCGTGCCTTGGCCGAGTCGGCGCGTCTGGGAATCTCCAACTATTTCATTCCGTTTCTGCCTCAAGTCGTCGGCCTCACCGGAGGTGGAACGACCAAGCTCGACGGCCTGCTCGACGGCTTGGCCGTGGCCGACGTGCAAATCCCATTCGCCGTCGATCTCTCGCTCACCGACGACGACCAACGATGGAAACTCCGCGCCAAGGCGGGCGGAGAAACCGCCGACGGAGTGGGCCTAGTCCAACCAACCAACACCGCCTTTGCATCGTATATTTTTTGCCGCATCCGCTAACATGAAAAAGTTTCTCACGCTTTTCGCCCTCTCTGTCATCACGCTCAACGCGCAGCAACAGGGCGTGTTTAAGTCATCTGCCGCGGCGACGCTCGACCAGATCACCGGCAACCTTACCTTCGGCTCTGGCAAGACGCTCACCGGAGCGACTGGATCAACATTCAATCTCGGCAATGCGACCGTAACGCTCCCGGCCACCGTGAGCGGCGGCACATCGAGCTTTCAGCCGCTCGATTCCGATCTCACGAGCTGGGCCGCGATCACACGTGCGAGCGGCTTCGACACGTTTGCCGCTACGCCGAGCAGCGCGAATCTTGCTGCGCTCGTAATTGGTGAGACCGGCACCGGCAACCTGGTGTTTGCCACATCGCCCACGCTAACCACGCCAATTCTCGGCGCAGCGACGGCCACGAGCGTAACCGCCCCCGCTGCAACCGATTTGACCCTAACCGCAGGGAGTGGCAATCAAGGCGTATCCGTCGCAGGAACCGGAAGCGGGGCGACCGCTACGGCAGTAAATACGGGTGGACTGAAAAGCGCCGGTTTTGGACTTTCTACCAGTGCGGGCGGGCCGAGCTATTTCGGGGGCGACATTTATTCTACCCAATCCACCGCAGCGCAAACCGGCTTTGTTTCTCAGAACTCAAGCACGACGGGATACGCCCACATCAACGTAAATAATACCGGAACGAATGGCGTTAGTTATTCAATGGGCTCTGGTGGTTCAGCCGTGGCTGTCACCGAGTTGCAGCGGTCTTGGTATTTGCGCGACAACAGCGCGGGGGCGAATCGAATCGTCGTTACTAATGCGGGTGTGGTGAATATCCCCGGCACCACCGCCGCATCCTCCAGCACCACCGGCACCCTCACCATCGGCAACGGCACGGCGGCGACCAACGTGGCGATTGGCGGCGGCAACATCAATGCGGGTGGGACGCTGATGGTTGGCGCGTCTGCCTCGAATCCCTTCGGAGGACCAATCGGAATAGCGTTCACCGCAAATCCGATCTACGCGCAGAAGACTACAGCTATCGGTGTCTCCGAGTCTTATGCATTCGGTATTGGCGACTCTGCCTCAAGCGGACGGTCTACCTACTTCGGACACGGACGCGACGGTGGCGGCAACTATTATGGGGTTATTGATACCTCGTCGAACTCTGTTCCGCTTGTATTGCAGAGCGCCCTAGCATCTGGCGGCAACGTGCTGATCGGAACCAAGACAAACATCACGGGTTCTGGTGGACTGGCTATCGCAGGCACCTCAGCCAGCACGGGAATTGGCACAGGAGCATTGCAAGTCACGGGCGGCATCTACGCGGGGGCAGCGAGTGTCACTAACGGGATCAAAGATATTTCTCCAACGGCAGGCATCGGCTACGGAACCGGAGCAGGCGGAACCGTCACGCAGATCACCAGCCGCTCAACTGGCGTGACGCTCAACAAGGTGAGTGGAGCCATCACGCTATTCACCGCAGCCGGTTCTGCCACCGCCACGAGCTTCACTGTCACGAACTCCGCAGTAGCCGCCACGGACACCATCGTTCTCTCCGTGAAATCGGCCACGAATAAATACCTCTGCTTCGTAACAGCCGTGGCCGCGGGCTCGTTTGAAATCACCTTTTACACGACCGGAGGCACCGCATCAGACGCTCCGGTCATCAACTTCGCAGTCCTCAAGGCCGTCTCCTCTTAATCTCTCAACCATGAAAAAACTACTCGCACTCCTCAGTCTCGCAGTCGCGCTCGTCTC